AGGGATTGTATAAGAAAGAACGTCAGTAATTTTAGGAATAAGTAGACTGTAATCAGTTTTATTTTTAGATGAATTAAATTTTAGAACCCGCTAACCGTTGCGCCGCAACGGTTAGCGGGTTCTTTTGTTTATAATGGCGGAATTGCTAGTAGTGAGTATATAAAATACCAATTATACTCTACCACTACAAGGAATAAAAGTCAATTACAAAATTTGATGAAAAGGATGATTAAAATAATTCCCATTACACAAGAAGAATCTAAGGCAATCCGCAAGGCTCTACCCAATGTCTATATCCCTCCTCGCACTACTCATAAGAAGTATTTTGTCGAGGAATCCACTGTCGTTATGCGGTTCCTAAAAGAGTATAGGGCTTCCCTGCCGACCAAGGAGTAAGTGATGAATGATTTTAAGATGCTGCCCGGAGAAACTGATTTTGAATATCACAAGCGTTTAGTTTTTGGAAAATTGGTAGACAAGACACTCTCCGATGTTGATTACGAAGAACTTGCAAAGCACGTTTATGGGCGTGATTACAGCTCAGATGTGGCTCGGCGTATGATGTATGGCTCTAAATTCACATTAGAGTTGCTTGACAAGTATCTTAACGATGGTGGAGCTGGCGGCGCAAAGACTAAAATCTTATGCCTGTCTGATTTTCACGTACCGTTTCATCTTCCAATCAGTACATTTGAGAAATATATTGGCAAAGTTGATATTCTTGTTCTCAATGGCGACATTGTGGATATGCAGGGTATTTCCAAATTCCCAAAGATGTACCGTGTGAGTCCTATGGAAGAACTGATTACAGGCCGTCAATATTTAATTGATTTGATTGAATACATCCATCCTAAACGGGTTGTGATTAATTATGGGAATCACGAAGTTCGTTGGAGCGCATATTTTTCTAAGAATTTAGATCCGGATATGCTTGAGCTGATGCCTGACACTGCGCTTGATTTACTGATTGACGATGGCTTCTACCATTACGACAAGCGGCAACGCACGAAGGTTTGGTATGAGCCTATCAAGAACGTTTTTGAAGATATTGATGTCAAGTATACGCAAAATTGGTGGGTAAAAATCGGAAAAACAATTTTTGCTCATCCTCTTGCCTACTCTAGTGGAATGCTGAAGACGACGGATAAGGCCGTTGATTATTTTTACAGAGTTGAAAAAGACTTTGATTGCGTGATTCTGGGGCACACACATAAGCTAGGAAGCTTTATTCAGGGCGGTGTTTCTTTGTATGAGCAAGGTGCTTGCTGTTATACAGAGAAAATGAATTATACAGATGGTCGTCTTACATATCCGCAACAGAAGGGCTATATGTATCTATGCCAAGATGCTGATGGTGCGTTGATTCAGCAGAATACAAAACTAGAAGTAATTAATTGAAAGGAATGTTAAGGTATGACCCGCAATGAGTTCGCTCGTGAAGTAGCGAACAAGATGAAAAGTGATTATCCTCGTGCTGGTATCAGCAATGAGGACGCAAAGATATGGACAATGGCTGTATTTGAGTGCCTTGAAGATATGCTTCTTAAAGAAGGAAGTGTGACGTTACTTAATTTTGGTACATTCAACATATCAAAGTCTGAACCGCGTCGGCGCTGGGATATCAAAAGTTGCAGTACGGTAATAGACTCTCCTCGTATGAGGCTGACTTTTACAGTTGCCCCTGCGTTTAAAAAGAAAATTTCAGAATTAGAAGTAAGGTAAAAGAAAGGGGTATGGGATAGTGCCACGTAAGACGAAACAGAACAGTATTACTTCGCCAGAATTACTTGAACAAATTAATCCAGAGAATAAACGTCTCATGGAGGACTATCTTACATATTTGGAGTCAATTCAGAGAAGTCCAAAAACTATAAAAGGGTATAAGTCTGACTTAGAGATATTTTTTACTTTTGCGCTACAACATTTAAATAACAAGTTCTTTGTGAGTATTACAAAGAGGGACATTGTTGCTTATCAGAATTGGCTACTTAATACAAACGAGAATTCTCCTGCAAGAGTTAGACGACTCAAGAGCACAATTAGCTCACTCAGTAATTATGTGAGTAACGTTCTTGATGATGAGTATGCGGATTTTAAACCAATTGTACGAAAGATTGAAAATCCAGTTAATCGTGCGGTCAGAAAAAAGACCGTTCTAAGTGATGATCAGTGCGAACAATTACTTGATGAATTGTGCAAGAGAAAGAAATATGAAAAGGCGTGTTTGGCTGCTCTTGTCATGTGTTCTGGCAGACGAAAAAGCGAGCTTGTAAGATTTAAGACTTCGTATTTTACTGATGACAACATTATTTACGGGTCGTTATATAGAACTCCGGAGAAAATCGTAACCAAAGGACGTGGACTGGGTAAGTTGCTGACTTGCTATACATTGTCAAAAGAGTTTAAGCCTTATTTTGATCTGTGGATGGAAGACAGGAAGCAACGTGGAATTGATAGCGAATGGCTCTTCCCGGATAAAGAAGATCCGTCTATCGCTATGAATCCTGATACGATTAATAGCTGGATGCTTACTTTTAGCAAGATTCTTAATACTGATGTGTATGCCCACGCTTTCCGTCATTACCTCGTTACTCGTTTGGCTAGGCTTGGTTTGCCTGATGATGTAATTCAAGCACTATTCGGGTGGACATCTGCTGAAATGGTAAAAATCTACAAGGATATTGAGGCCGAGGATGAGTTTGGCAAATATTTCGATGAAAATGGAATCAAAGATGTTGAGAAAAAGTCTTTAAGTGATTTGTAATGTAATCCAAAAGCGTAATTGCGATTGGATAGAGGGAGCGATTGACTTCCATTGCTTATAAATAGTATAAAGCGGGTTGAAAAATTCGCATCAATTACATGTTTCATTAGATTTTAGTCACCTTTTGGTGGCTATTTTGATTTTAAGGGGTGAAAGGCAGTGGCAATGACCACAAAGGGCGGTAAAACTACTGCCAAAAAAGGATCACGAACAAAAAAATACACTTGTGTCTGTTGCTCTGAGCTAAAAGCTGAGAGCAATTTTTATAAGTCTCCGCATACTAAGATTTGGAATTATAGTAACCAGAAGGTGCTTGTTTGCAAGGATTGCGTAGACAAATTATTCAAAGAATACTCTGAATCTTGTGGAATGCAAAACGCTGTATTGATATTGTGTGCATTACTTGATGTTCCATATTATGCGTCCATCTGTACAGTGGCTATTGAGAATAACAAAGACAATTTTACGTTTGGACAATATAGTAAGAAGCTTAATGGTGGACAATATAAAGATCAAACTTTTGCGGATACGCTAATCGGTGGAGAACTTGAGAAAACAGAAGCATTCTTAAAAGAAGAGCGTGAAGCTAAGTGGAATGTAAAAGACAAGCAAAATAAGAAGTTTGTGCTTTCTGTTGTTGGATATGATCCATTCGAAGACGAGGGTATGACTGAACTTGATAGGAAGTTTTGCTATAACACATTAGCTTCCTATTGTGACACAGATGGAATTACAGAAGATGGGCATAAAATTCAAAGCGTTATTGAGTTAACTCAGCTACAACTGCAATGCCGGAAGATCAATGAATTGCTTAACTCAGAATTTTTGAAGTCATCTCCAGAAGAGGTAACAATCAAGAATTTTACAACCGCAAAAGGAAATCTTCTTAATTCCATATCTAAAATTGCTCAAGATAATAATATTTCTTCTAACTCTACTGGTGCTTCAAAAGTTGGTAAAAGCACTTTGAGCTATAAACAAAAAGAGATGGATGAAAACGGATTTGACGCTGTTGAGGTAAACTTATTTGACATCAACACATCTTCTGCTATGAAGCAAATCGCAGACTTAAGCAATCTAAGTATTATGGATCAGCTTACATGGGATGCAAATGACTACACAAAAATGATAAAAGAGCAAAGAGAGAAAATTACAGATCAACAAGAAAAGATTGACTCTATTTCTGAAGAGAATCGTATCTTAAAAAACAAAAATGCCATACTAGAGTCAAAAAAGAAGTAGGTGAAATATGACAATATATACACCTACTACGGGGAAGGAGCTTTCGCAGAAGAAGATTGAGGAATATCAAAAATATTGCAATCTCATTCAAGCTGGAAGAAAAAATCCAATCTGGTTTTCTGAATTTGTGTTTGGAATAAAGCTTTTCGACTTCCAAAAATGGGTGTTTATGAATAGTTGGACAAAACCATATTGCCTGTGGCTATGTTCCAGAGGTTCAGGTAAGACCACCCTTGCGTCTGTGTTGCTTATGACGAAGATGCTTCTGATTCCGAATTATAAAGTTTATATAAGCACAAACAGCGCTGCTCAGAGTCAAGAAGTTTATACAAAGCTTGAAGATATTGCACTTCGCAGAATTCCATCATTCGATACGCTTACGGATATATTCGCAGAAGAAGTTTATAAGGGTTCAAACTCCGAAACTGGGTTTTTACATAATCCAGCAGGATATAAAGTTACCCTGTTAAATAATTCTTCACTCGAAACTCTTTCTACAAATCTAACTGCAATCAGAGGCAAACGTGGCTCCGTACTCTACGATGAATGCGCGTGGCAAACACCTGAGCAAATGGCTGCTACTGAACACTTTGCGGATGTTGATACTAATGTAAAGCTCGGAACAAATAAAATAAAAATTCAGCATCCAACGCAAGTCCCATTACAGCTTCTTTATGCGTCAAGCGCTGGAGATGTGACGTTTCCGTTTTACGAGAAGTATCAAACATTTGCAAAAAAAATGTTTATGGGAGATCCAAATTACTTTATTTGCGACTTAAATGCTAATTCAATAGTTGACTATTCTACAGTTGACGGAGAAAAGGTTAAATCTCATCTTACTCAAGAAGCAATAAATAAATCCATAGAAGAAGATCCTGAAGCGGCAGACCGAGAATTATTTAATAAATTCCGTAAGGGCGCTGGTCAAAACGCTGTTGTTAAAGCTGAGACGCTGGTGAGGAATTCTACTACGAGGATTCCTCTTCTATATAATGATACAGGAAAGAAAAAATTTATATTTTGTTATGATCCTGCAAGGAACTTTGATGGAAGTATTCTTAGTATATTCCAACTTATTGATGATAAAGACGTTGGGTATAAGTTACAACTTGAAAATGTAATTTCAATGGTTGATAAAGATACTAAAGCAAAGACTCCGCTTCCTATGCCTCAGCAATTAGAAATCATTAAAAAAGCGCTGATTGATTATAACGGCGAGCGGTCTGCGGAATGGGAAAATATAATTGGATTTTATATTGACGCGGGTTCTGGTGGCGGAGGTATTAGTGCCGTTGCAGATCAGCTAATGGATAATTGGATTGGCTATGACGGAAAAACTCATCATGGAATTATAGATCCAGAGCATAAACAATATGAAACTGCTAGAAGTAAATACCCAAATGCAATTCCAATTGTCCGATTAATAGACCCGCAGGGATACAAAAAAGTTATGTATTCCTCTCTTGAAAAAAACCTTAAGTTGGATTTAATTAATTTTACGGATTATGATGGAAAAGAATACATACTTATTGAGGATAAGAATAAAAAGGGTGAATTTGTAAATCACGAACTTACATTTGATGAAAGAATGGCACTACTTCAAATAAATCTTATGAAGAACGAAGTGGTGTATATGTGTCGCTATGACACTCCAAATGGCGGTGTCCAGTATGAATTGTCAAAAGACAAGAAAAATAAGATGCACGATGATAGGAGCTATACTCTGGCAGAGGCTTCTTATGCTTTGAGTTTGTTACGCCGTTCTGATATGCTTACTATTAACAATGACGAATTGAATATCAAAGATGCTCCTATGTGCGTGTCTGCTATACCTTTTTAGAGAGGAGGCGAAATTTTGGCAGATAATATTTTATATAATGCGTCAAGGGTTGATGATGACACAGTTTTAGTTACTTCAACTGCAAACAAGCGAGATATCGAGTCTCGCTACGATAGCATTTTATCGGCTGCGCTAGATAACTACAATACTAAGAAGCCAGAAATGTATTCGGTTTATCCAACTGACGAAACAAGTTCTACTGCCATTACCATTGATTATGTAGATCAACTTGCAGTTGGGCTTAACTCAACAATATCAAATTTGCGCACAGCAAATTCTTTGATTTTGCGCAATGTAATTTCTGATTCTTTACTTGGACGAGCTTATGAGTCTATTGTTGCAAATATTAATACGAAATATCGTTTGAATTATCCAGAGGCATACAAAAATAAGACTACGGATGAACAATGGAATGACGTTAAATATTTGATTAATTCATTTAATTCAGATATTAATATTGAATCTCTGATCAGAGATAGTATTAGCATAGCGTATATTGAGGGTAATTATCCAATGTACCTTCGCATTAAAGATAACGGCGCAGTCATTGATTATTATCCGTTAACCATTTGTTATCCTTCTGATTATAGGGTTAACGGTGAAAATGCTTTGGAGTTTAATATTGATAATCTAAAAGCAAAGTTACGTAAGACGTATACAAAAAACCGGAAAAACAAAGCCGTTTACTTTGAAAATATTCAGAAGGAAATTAAAGCCAACTATCCATCTGAAGTGGTTAAGGCATATAACGACGGTGAGAAACTTGTACGTTTGGATACAAAATACTCCGGATGTCTTAAAGTTAATGCTATGGGGAGAAAATTTGGTGTTAGTCCATTCTTTAGATGTTTAAAGCCACTTATTGTTCTTAGTAATATTGAGACAGCAGATGTTGCCGCATCCAAGAGCCGATCAAAGAAAATTATATTTCAGAAACTTCGCAAGGAGTTGATGGGTACAAATTTTGACAAAAAAGCCCTAGCGGAACAGGCATTAGCCCATGAATCTGCGGCTCAAGCAATCAAGACAAACTTCTGTTTATACACGGCTCCTGCTTTTGTAGAGAGTCTTGAATATGTAACGGATAAGGCGAACGATCAAGAGTCTTCTGCGCTTCTAAAGGTTTATACGTCTAAACTTATGACCGCGTTAGGTATTGGGTTTGTTGACAGTGAGATTTCGACTGTTACTGTTGCTAATATCTCAATTAACCAGATGCTTCGTACTATTAACTCCATCTCTCAGCAGTTAGAAAGAGTTTTACATAAGTTTTATCAAGATGTGCTTGAAGCGAACGGACTAGATCCTCAGTTGGCTCCTTATATTGATATTGCAGATTCTGAGGAGATGGAAACTGGACTTAAAAAGGATATTGCTTCTTTTGTTTACTCTACTCTTAACGGCTCTCTTGAAACCGCCTATGAGTATATGGGACTTGATTTTAATGAGGAGAAACGCCGTCGTCAGAGTGAAAACGATGATGGACTTACAGATGTGTTTTATCCAAGGGCGACATCTAATACTACTGCTGGAAATGACAATACGCCGGGAAGACCAGCGGATAGCAAGGATGTAGAAAAGCAAGCGAATGATAAAGCACGAAACGATGCTAAGTAGGGTGTGATATATGAATAAGCAATATGAAATTACATGCCCTATTTGCGGGAACAAACTAATTATTACTATCTCTGAAAGCAATTCTGATTACATTGGGGTTACTTTTTGTGATATAGAGAACGGCTCAGAAGATAGCTATTTTGCTAAAGAATTGGGCTATGAGTTTGGAGAGAAAGGCGGTGAGATAAATGAATGATGAGAATATTATTATATCTGGATCGCCAATAGAAATTGCAGAGTTTGGCACCTATAAACTAGCCACATTTCTGATATCTGTGTTGGATGAATTTGACCTTAATGGAAGGATGATACCCAAAGAAGCTGGAGAGGCTTATCACGCTTCTATTCGCGGATTCCCTATTGTAGCAAAGCTAATTTATGATTATGCTGGAAATCCAATTGATTTTCGTGGGCATGAAATGATGGTGGTTCGAGATAGAGATGGGAATCTTCAGGCCAAGTTTGGCACAACTCCAATTGGATCTGTAATTAATTCGTGGGTTGAAGACCGGGTTGTTGATGGGTACAACGGCGTGAAGTCTTGTATTATGATACAAGCTAAATTGTGGTCTGACAGATATCCAGAATATTTTAAGGTGCTTGATAAGCTTTGGGCTGCAAATAAAGTTAAATCGTCTTGGGAAATCAAAAGTTCAGAAGTAGAGCAGTTGCCTTTAGGAAAGAAAATCCTAAAGGTTTTTTCTTTTGTTGGGAACGCTTTGCTTGGTTCTAATGTAGAGGGCGCGGTTCCTGGCGCTGGTGTTTATGAATACGCGGAGCTTGGAATATCGGATGATGACTATGCGCTGGCTGAAGCTTTATCAAACGATTTGAGCGTTGAGTCAAAGACTCAAGATAAGAATGAAGGTGGAAATTTGAAGAAGAAAACTGATGAGATTGCGGAAACCGCAGATGAAACTCAGACCGAAGTAGTTCCAGAAGTTGATATCAATGAAACATCTGAAGCCGTTGCGGTTGAAACTGAGCCTGTTGTCCAAGAAACCGAAAAGACGGATGGCAATGGTACTTGTGAGGATGAAACACATGCAGAAGAAATTACTATTAGTGAGCCTCCGACGCAGGAAGATCTTAGTTCTGTGATTACTAATTTGAAGCAGGAAGTATCTGAAAAAACGGATGCACTCGTAAAAGCCAATGAGACTATTCAGACGCTTCAGGCTGAAATTGAGTCTATGAAGCCGTTTAAAGAGGCTGCTGAAAAAGCAGAACATGAGCGCATTGAAACTGAAACCGCAGAAAAGCGCAAGAGTCTTTCTGAATATGCACAAAAGAGCGGTTTTATTAACGTTTCTGAGATTGAAGATGAATCCAGCGATGTGCATAAGGCAATTGCTGAACTAAATCAAGATAGCATTAAGAACATTATTGCTACTCGTTTTATGGACTCTCTCAACAATACTTCTACGGAAGTAGAACACGAGGTTGCGACGGTTTCTGAAAGGGAAACTGAGGTAGCCGCTATTATTGATAGCGATGACGAAGTGCAAACAACGTCTATTGTTAAATTGTTTTTAAACAAGTAAAGGAGATTATTAATTATGCTTAGAGATCTTATTGTTAATGATGGCATCGCAGTAGACGCTACTTTCGTCGCTGATGCTGCTATGGCAACTGGTATGGCAGTTGTGAAGAACTTTACCGATGGCACTGCTGATTTTGCTTCCGCCGAGACTGCGGATGGACTCTGCTTTGTGCAGAAAGACCGCACTCCTACTGGTATCTACGCTTCTCTGACTCAGTTTTCTGATTGGGATACTAATTTTAATACGGTTGCAGCCGACGAGGGTGTTGTGCTGTATACCTATCCTGCTGGCTCTACTTTTGGAACTGATGCTTACGCTGCTGCACTGACCAATACCGACAATGGCAAGGTCTTGTCTGCTGGTACTGACGGCAAGTTGAAGGTTGCTACTGCCACCACTGTTTCTTCTCGTTATAAGTTCCTTGGACTGTATACAGAGGGTACTCATACTCTTGCTAAGGTTTATGTCATGGATACCGCATCTGCAAACGCCTAATAAGTACATATAGATTTTGGACACTCCGCCTGTTTAGCGGGGTGATTTTTTTTATTTAAAAAGGAGATACATAAATGAACAACATTGAACTGGCAGAGCTTGTTGCCTCTACCGATATGTATGAGGTTGCGTATAAGACCGCAAGAAATATGAACCTCAACGATGATGAATCCGCTGTTGCGGAACAGCTTGATAAGCACTTTAGAGAGATTGGAAAGAAGGGGCATGATACTGACCACGAGATCGCTTCTTTTGTTCAGAAAGTTGTCACTGAGGAGATCTATAACACTCCTGACGAGCTGCTGGATACCCTGTTTGATCGTGGCACTATTGGTGTGTACGATGACTTTCAGAATGTCACTACCCCCAAGAATACTCTGGTTGCTTATGATGCGGCTAAGGGTGGTAATGTTCCTCGTAGTTTCCTCGATGTTCGTGTTATTACTCCCAAGTGGCGCAATAAGCAGATCGAAACCAGCCTGTCTTTCAGCGACGTGGCTCGCAACGGCTGGAAGTCTGTTAGTCTGCTGACAGACTATGCTACCTCTGCATTCAAGAATGCAATGTTTGCGGATATCTTCTCTGATATTGATGCTGGTATTGTGAGCGGTGCAGCTAACTACATTGATGCGGCTGGGACTATGCCTACTATTACTGAGATGGATGCGATGGCTCTTTATATTAATGAGCATACTGATACTCTTGGGGCTGGTGTTATCGTTGGACTTTATAAATATATTCAGGCTGCTTCTAAGTTCCAGAACTTTGTTTCTGACGAGATGATCAATGAGGTGCATCGTACTGGTCGCCTTGGTGTATACAACGGAATCTCCATGGTTCCTATTTCTTCTGCTAAGAAGCTTGGTAACGGCGATCTGCTGATTCCCGATAAGCGCCTGTTTGGTATCTGCGATAAGGTCGGCACTCTGAACATGAAGGGCGATATCAATGTCTATCAGACTGAGGATAGCGACAAGGAAGTGTTCAATCTGAAGTTCAAGGACTTCACCTTCGGCTATGCCTTCAACGCAGAAGCTCTTGAGAACGTCGTAAAGATGGATTTGAGCTGATTTATTCGTAAGGAAAAATGAGGGCGGATATCCGCCCTCATTTTAGGTATTCATAAATGGAAAGACTGTTCTTCTGTTATTCTGAGCGTCTAAAAAGAGCCTTACTTGCGAATGGATTTCAGCCTATTTGTACTGGTCTTCACGTTAAAACGCTAGACAGGTTTTGGCTTTTCTTTGGCACACAAGAGTTAAATTATTACAAGGACTATATTTATCAGTCTGAAAGAGACAAGTATTAGAAGGAGATTATTTTAAGATGGCGATTCAAAAGGAAAAGACGTATCTTGTTTTTAATTATTGCAACAGTCCGGTTGGTGTTGCTACGAGAACAGATTCATTCATTATTAATGGCGCAGAAGATGGAGTTCCTACTTCTATGGCGTTTACGATTGATGAATTACAGCAGATTAACAACAACTCGAAGGTTTTTAAGACTGGGCGACTGCGTTTTGAGGCTGACTACGAAAAAGAGATTTACGAGGTTTTGCGGATTCATAATTGGGAAAGTATTCTAACAAACACACAGATTGAGGAAAAGATTCTCAATTCAAATACGGAAAATATCAAGGATTTGACTGAGATTGAAGATGCTAGATATTTTAATAGAATTTACGGTATTTTTATTGGATTGAGAAATGCGGGGCTTGATATTTCTAGCAAGATGGAAACTGCACTTATGACTCGATATAGAGAACTTGTAAATCCAAAGTTTAAGCTGGAGCGCAAAAAGGCAGATGAATCCAGTGTCAATGTGTCTCAGCTTAAGTCTGAGAATGAGGCAATGAAGGAACAAATTGCGGAAATGCAGAAGATGATGGAGCAGTTTAAATCCATGATGAGTAACCAAACAGAAAACGTCAAGAGTGAGCAAAACGCAGAACAGAAGGCAAAGCCCACTGACAAAAGTACAAAACCAACCAAGAACAAAGAAGTAAAATAAAAGAGGTGATTTATGAGCACTTCATATTCTGTTCTTCTCGAAGCTTTTTATCATCGAATAGAAAAAGATAGGGACTATTTTAATTATTTCAATTTGACTGAGGCTGAGGCGATGGCGTTAGCCAAAGAGAGAGCTTTGGCGTATATGGATGAAGCATTAGTCAGAATCGCTCTTGAATGTCACCCAAGTGTTGATTTTTCGGATAGGGATGATACCAGTGAAGTGTTCAATTTTAATCTTACCCGGAATGAAGTAATGCTCGTTTCGTCTCTGATGTATCAGTCGCATCTTGAACGTGAAATCGCGTATATTAAAACTATCAATGTCAACTATACCCCAACTGAGTTGAGAGTTTTCGACCCAAGCAACGCAAGATCGTCATTCCTGGATATGTATAAACTAGTCTGCGAACAGAATGATTCGTTGATGGATAAGTATAAAAGCACGGATAGAACAACTGGTACATATAAGACAATCAATTTTGATTCGTATGACGATGAATAAGGAGTAACAAATATGGCGTTAAGTATAAGTTACTTCAAAGCGGTTCAGAATGCGACAGGGTTATCGTCTGCTCAAGATTTAATTGTTCAAGACGCAAAAACACGGCTTGTTAATGAGTTAATTCCTTCAATTGGGTATAAAGCGAATGCAACCAGAAATGGTGTATTGCAGCCAATAGTCTTAACTACAGGAAAAGTACCATATAAAAGCACAATTGTTGCAATACCTAATGACCCACTGTTTGTTGGAGATATGATTGTCGTTGGCAATGATAGGTGGCTTGTAGTTGAAACGAGCAATACAAATCCAATTCAAGTTACCGGTACGGCGTGGCTGTGTAATCAATTGTTTAAGTTCCAGAATGGCGCTACGACGATTGTTGAAAAATACGGTGTTTTTGACGATGGTACATATTCTCAAAGTTCTGATGACCAAATTGTAACGCTTGACAGCAAGACGGGCTTTTATCTTTCGTATGACAATGATACAAAGTTTATTTTCGTGGATAAGCGGCTTGCGACCGATGTTGTCTATAACAAGTCTGCTGAATCAGAATTGCTTTGTTGGAGTGTTACTGCGGTGAATCCAAAGTCTAAGAATTATGGTGCTGGTTCTCATTTGCTTGAATTGTCTGTGGCAAGTAGTGCTTACGATCCAACTAAGGACAATATATCCAATATGGTGTGTGATTACATTTCAAGTTCTGGTGGTGGTTCTACTGGTGAACTACTCCCCTGCTCTATTACTACGGCTCGTTCTACGATTGGAACTGGACGTTCGTATACGTATGCTGTGACTTTCTATAAGGCAGACGGCGTGACGGTGGATGACACTGCGGTTGCTGTGTGGGCTGTAAACCCTGATATTACAGGAGTTACATCCACACCAAATGGAAATTCTATTAAGATTTCTGTTGCAAGCAATGATGATTTGGTAGGCTCGACATTTGTGTTGTCCGTCACGGCTAGCAACGGATTGTACAACACAGTGACTTACAACGTGGAGGTGGTTTGATGGCAATTCAGACTCATCTTGACGAAATTATTGACTATAAGAAAACCATTATTAACAAGATTGGGCTTTCTAAAGATGTTGTTTCCTTACTGACTGATAATCCTCTGATTGATATGGATAGTGATGCTGCATACGACGTATTTGACAAGAATCTGTACGATTACAATTATGTTGACGATACGCAAACAGCGGATACCCCCCTCGTAATGGTGGACGTGGAAATTCCATCTGTGCCAACAGGGTCTATAAAAGACTTATATATTTTTGTACAAGTTGCAGTTCCAAAATCACAAATGAAACTTGACGGAACTAAATTTAAGGGAGTTAAGGGAAACAGAAAAGACAACTTGTTAAGACAGATTGATTTGCTTCTTAATAATAGTCAAGAGTTTGGCATTGGAAAACTGAAACTTGAATCAGTAAATGTGGCTTCTGTCCCTGACAAATACACGTCAACATTGCTCACATATTCAATTTCTGACTTTGCTAGAAATAGAAAGGTTGGAAATTTGTGAGTAAGCTAGACCAATTGCAGTTAATTTCAAATGACAATATCTTTTATAATGGCACTTGCACTTTAAGACATACTACTCTGGAAGATGTTAAAAAAATTGGGTTTGTAAAATACAACGAGTATCTTAACGTTTTGCACTTAGATGTTGAGCTGTATAATGACCAATTTGGTTCTAAGTTCAACTCAGATAGTATTAGTATCTTTGATATATTGTCTAACAATCAATCACTGAGAGGCTTCTTGTGTGAAGCGCTCTCGTTTTTTATTGTTGAAAATGTTTTCTATGAGCCAAAATACAGCGCATTTAAGGTTGATGGGGATAAAACAACCAATGTTTTAGGAATCATTAATCGTAACAATTACAGTGAAATAGCAAATGGAATTTTGCAGTTAAACTTTATTAAAGACGATGAAATAGCCCCAGAAGAAACCAAAAATAGCAAATTGAAAAATATCTTAAAAAAGTTTAAAAAGGGACGTGCGAAATTAGCAAAATCAAAAACCGGAGATTCAAACATCAATATACCTAACATGATTAGTTCAATTGTAGCCTACGGGAATAATTATAATTACGAAAACATTTGGTCGTTAACTGTCTATCAGTTATACGACTTATTTTTTAGGCTAAATGTGAAAACGCAATTAGATATTACCGGATTACGTTGGGCGGCATGGGGTAAAGACGAGTTTGATTTTTCTGTTTGGTATAAAGATCCAACCAAGAAAAAGTAAAGGAGAAAATACATATGTCTGTTAATCCCAATATTGCGAACAGAGAAGTATGCGATCTGACTTTTGTAGATTACAAGACGAAGGTTCCGTTCCTGTTCTGCGACTATGCAAATACTACAACCACTGATATTACTGGCGAGACTGTCTATGCTTATGGTGGACGTGGATATTCCCCCCGCATTACTTTTAGCGGCAAAAAGGGCGGTACGCTGAAGATCGAAACTCAGATTCAGCCGTTCCAGCTTTATAGCATGATGACTGGTGCTGCCATTGAGACTTCTGCTAGTTTTATTAAGAAGGAAACTGCAACTACTACCACAGAATCTCCCACTATTACTCTGACTGGCACTCCTGCTACTAGCACCCCGTGCAACGTATTCTCCACTGGAACTATGACGACCGTTGTACCTGCTACCTTGAGTGGACAGATTGTAACGTTGACCACCCCTACTCCCGGTACATATGATGTTTATTATGTTGAGTCTATTACCACGAATGTTAAGAAACTCGGTATTAAAAGTACAACTTTCCCGAAGACATTCACTGTGTATGGCGAGACTATTGATACGTCCGAGGACGGAGAAGTTCTTCCTTATAAGATCGTGTATTATAAGTGTACTCCTCAGCCCAACTTCACGCTGGCGAATTCAAATAATGGCGAGCCGACTACTCTCACGGTGACGTGTGACGTTCTGGCAGACAATGAAAAGAGACTCGTTGATCTTCTGCTCATCGAAGATGACCAAAGTGTGTAATAAAAATATCGGCGGGAGCGAAAATACTCCCGCCGATAACACTTATTCTGTATATGTCCATACGAGTCCAAGTAATAAACAGTATGTCGGAATAACAAAGCAAGATCCAGAACATCGTTGGAATTATGGATTTGGTTACGAAAATAATAGGTATTTCTTTAGAGCTATTAAGAAATATGGGTGGAATAATTTCCGGCATGAAATATTATATACGAATTTATCTCATATCAATGCCTTACAAATTGAAGTTGAACTTATTGCTAAATATGATTCTTTTATAAATGGCTATAACATGTCTCCGGGAGGAGAAGGACTTCCGGGTCGTCCACTTCCAATAGAAGCACAAAGCAAAGCCGCAATTAAAAGATCTCATGGGGTTGACCAGTATACTTTATCTGGAGAGTATATTGCCTCATATAAATCAATTGCGGAAGCATGTAGGATTACGAAGGTTGAGCAATCGAATATAAGCGATTGTGCGAGAGGAAATAGGAAACATTCTGGCGGATATTTGTGGGCATACCATAATGATAAACCTTGTGTACTCGCAAGAATACCAGAATATTATGATTTCTCTAATATTGAAAATAGTATAACAAGAATTCCACTTAAGCCAAATTTTCACTCTATTTGTTCTGCAAAAATGTGGGAAGGAAAATCTGTCCCTATTACGCAATACGATCAATATGGGAATAAAATCAAAGAATGGAATTCCGTTTCTGAAGCATCTCATTCGTTGGGAATAACTAACGACGGAATATCAAGATGTCTTAATGGAAAGGCTTATACGTGTAAGGGCTTTCTCTGGTCATATAAGGACAACGCTCCAATAAATTACAATAAGTCTCAAATACTATCGGTAAATAGAAAAGTATTGCAACTAGATATAAATACTCAATCTATTATAAGAACGTATGAAAATTTATACGAGGCAGAAGCAGCAACGGGCGTTAAGACCGGATTAATTTCAAGCGTATGTACGCAATCACACAAAACCGCTGGTGGTTATTATTGGATGTATGAAGATTCTCCATACAATATTCAAGAACGAAGAACTAATAGTAAAAAAGTAAGATGTGTTGAAACCGGAGAAATATTTCGAAATGCTCGAGAGGCAGATAAAAAATTACATATATCTTATAAGTCCATTTCTTCTTGCTGTAATTGGCATACGAAGTGTACTCACGGATTTCATTTTGAATTCGTATAACGGGAGTGATTTATTGAGAGTTGTCTCATTTGATCAAGCAAGCATCAAAACAGGTTATGCAATATTTAGCGGAACAGATTTAACGAGATGGGGAGTTTTAGATTATCACAAAGAAACTGATGCAAACACCCGCTTTAAGAACATGTGTTTAGAAATAAATACAATAATAGAACGGGTGTCCCCTGATGTCGTTGTCTTTGAAGATGTTAATTTAAGAACTTCTGTTAAAACTCTCATTATGCTTGCAAGAATACAAGGGTGCATAATGCAGAGTTGTTTTTTACATAATATTCCGTTTGTCATATATTCCCCTGTTACGTGGCGCAAAATTGTTGGCATAAATCAAGGGAACAAAATTGAAAGAAAAGAACTTAAAGAACAGGCAATAGCTTTTGTTAGAAATGGATATGGAATTAAGGTTGGGGACGATTGCAGTGAAGCAATCTGCGAAGGATTAGCTTATTTGAAAGAGCAAAAATTACTCCCTGAACTTACTAATTTGAGGCGGTCAAGCCGCAAAAAGGAGAATAAATAAATGGCAAAGAAGCAGAACAAGGTTTCTGTGAACAAAATTGACAAGATTATTGACTTCAATTACATCGACCCGAAGCCTATTGATATTAAGGTTGATGATGAAATTATTACAATTGAGGTACTTCCCTATTTAACGCTTAAAGAGCGCGGACAGTTTGTAGTTGATGTGGCGGATAGTGTATTTATTGATGGTACATATGCGCCTTACATGCTGAATTTTGCGTATAACTTCTTCCTGCTCCAGCATTGCACAAACATGACAATGCCGAAGGATGCAGAAAAGGTTAATCGACTGATTCAGACTACAACTGTCGCAGATCAAGTTGAAGAGATTGTTGGAGATAAGTATTTGTATTCTGATTGTCTTGACATGATTGAATATCGCAAGAACGCTTATTTGAAGAACAACAAAGCAGATGAATTCATTGGTTCGCTGACTTCTCTGGTTGATAATCTAAATAAGATTGCGGAGTCTGATGAATTTAAGAGCCAGAATTTGAATGACATTCTCGGTGCGGTTAAACAGTTCGCAGGTAAGAACGAGAAAGACACGGTAGCGGCAATTTTGGATTTTGAGGCGGCTAAAAATGCAAAAGAATCAACATAAAATTGTTAATCTATGCGAATTTAAAGATTGGTGATGATGGATGGCTTTATCTGAAGCTTATGTAAACAACATTATTCAAAGGTGGATGAAGTCTTCCGATGGAAAATCAGAATTAAAAAAGCGCGGAATAACTTCTACTGGATATTCGCTAGTTCAAATGAAAGCAATGGGCGATGAACTTAGTGCTATGCTATGCAAAGCAATTATTGATGTTGGTATTAAATCGTTTGCATCCAATTTAGTAGATGTTGAGAACCCAGCTAGTACAGATGATTCTACCTATATTGTTCATATTAATTTTCCGGATGATATTCTGAAAAGAAAATCATTATGGACTGGTGGTGGCGGGAGATACATGGGCTATTCAGGTGACAACTGTTACGACATTGTTGGACTCTGGACGCGGGGTTGGAAAGCTAATAACTACGCTTATGGATATTGGGTCAATCATGAAAACAAAGGATATATCAGAAGTAAGAAATATCGTGCTCCTGACAGTTTTATCAGCAAAACAATAGCGCAGTTTAACGCAAAATATCCAGAAATTAATATTTTGTACCCCTCTTTGTGGGGAGGTACGCTTTAATGGCGAGAGATGTAATAGCATCTCTCTTTTCTTATAAAGAGAGGTGGTCAAATGGCAAATACTGTTGAGCTAGTATTTGGTGCAGACCAATCACGAACTACTAGCCAAGTAATTAGTGATTTACAAAAAATTGCAAAGAACGTTGAAGCAAGCGGAGCGACGAAGTTAAAGTTTGTGCTTGACACGTCTTCTACAAATTCCGCGTCAAAACAAATTAGCGCTCTTGGAGCGTCGATTAAGTCTGTTTCTCAAACGAATATTGCTGGTGTTGAAGCAAGCTTTTCAAAGTTAAGCAAAACAATTTCAGGTATGAATGCTGCTGGAAGCGGAATAAGTGGTTTATCAAATGCCTTTGAAAAATTATCTGTTGCAAAAGCAGCCTTTGAAAAGTCTCCGACTTCTGCTAATCTTGACGTTTATAATGCTCAGAAAGTTGCTGTAAATTCACTTGTAGATTCATTCAAAAAAACACAGCAAAGCATTCATTCTACGGAGAGTGATCTGCTCCAGTATAAAAAAGTTCTTGCACAAGTAGAGTCTCAATACAATAGATACTCCGCTAACATACAAAAAAGTCCAGAGCTAGATTCTAATTATCAATCTGTAATTACAAAGCTGAAGTCAGGGATTGGTTCTGGAAACTTTGATTTTAAAGATGTTACAGATGCGCGTACGCAAGTTGCAGACCTTGATAATACGCTTACTGAAACTGGCGGAAAAGTTGAAACATTTACCCAAAAGCTGAAGAATCTGTTTGGCATTCACCTTACGACCGCATTGACAATGGTGGGCATTCATGCTCTTGTACAGGGGTTAAATCAAGTTTATAATAGTGTCGTAAAACTTGATGAGGCCGTTGTAAACTTGCAGGTTGCAACTGGATATAGCAGAAAGCAGACGCAAGCGCTGATTAGTGAGTATAGTCAGTATGCAAAAGAATTGGGTGCTACTACAGCCCAAGTGGCTGAAGCGGCGAATGATTGGCTCAGGCAGGGGTACTCAGTCGAAGACTCAAATAAGTTAATTAAAGATTCTATGATGCTCTCTAAGCTAGGTATGATAGAGTCTAGCGAGGCGACCACCGACCTTACGGCGGTAATGAAGGCTTATGGCGTTTCTATCAATGATGTTTCTAAAATTGTAGATCGCTTTACTTTGGTAGACCAAGAGGCGGCTACAAATGCAGGGGATATCGCAACGGCAATGAGTTACACGGCTACAAGTGCTAAGGACGCTGGTGTTAGCATTGATAAATTGACGGGGTATATTGCCAGCGTCGCGGAAACGAGTCAGGCAGGAGCAGAAAACGTAGGCGTGTTCCTAAAGACTTTATTTGCACGTATGTCTGCTATAAAGGCTGGGAATCTTGTTGATCCTACGACCTCTGATGATCTCTCAGATGTCGAAACTGTTTTAAGTGGACTAGGTATCAAACTTAGGGATAGTAATTCCGAATTTAGAAATTTTGGTGATGTTCTAGATGAAGTTGCTGGAAGATGGTCAAGCTTTAGCTCCGTGCAACAGGCCGCGATTTCTAGCGCATTTTCTGGGGTGAGACAAGTTGACAAATTCAGGATTCTGATGTCCCAATACGGAACTGCGACTAAGTATGCGACTGACGCAGCCAACAGTTCTGGTAGCGCTCTTGAAAAATACAATAATTCTGTCTTGAGCAGTATAGAGTCTGCTCAGAACAGAGCCACTGCATCCTTTGAAAACTTCAGCAATACAGTCATAAACAGCGATCTTGTAGCAGGAGCCTTTAACACAAGTTCCGGTTTACTTGATTTTTTAACAAAAGTAATTGATTTTGGTGATGGAGCAATTGTAAAAATAGGTTTGCTTATCGCCGCAGTAAAAGTTTTAGATGCGCTAAGTGTTGGTAAAATATTGCCCCTCATGCCAGAGATGGCAGGAGTGCATACATTCGTAAACTGCTGGGAAATCTATGAAAGATATTGTGACTACAAAGCGGCCTGAAAAGGCGGACTTGACAGTTCTGGAAACAGCATCAGCAATGGTGTGAAAATATAATATCGGGCATATGGAGAAATCCTAAGTGCTATTTCAATCTACAAAATTTGAAACATAGATGGTCAGCAACCAAACCCCTAAGTCATTTGATATGGGGGAGGCTCAGAGGCTTTAAACGAGTGGGGATTTTCCCTGATATAAAGTCCAATTACACATATAAAGTAGATAATATGTGTCTGTGGTTTAAATACCACGGAGGGTTGAATGATATTTTTAGAAGCGACTCCCGCAATTATCACATTTCCACGTTTTCCCGTTTTCTCCCATCCCAAATACCCCAAACATAAACATTTTCCCTACTTTATGGGCATTTGTTATCTTTGAAAGGGATGTTGACCCGCAGATTGGGCATGTTGGAAGGTGACTATCGTGTGTCGATTCGTTCTCTATTTTCTTTTTGAATGATTCATGTTCTATTTGTGCTTGGTTTAAGTTCGATTCCCAAGATTCTGATTCTTCTTGGAATAATTGAGTAATATATTCTCGCAAAGATTTATTTCTTTTCTTGTGTAAGTATTCTTTTACACTTAAATCGAGTTTCTGCATATTTTTTGAATGACACATTGCGCACGGAGACATGTCTTTGTTTCCCGTAAATGTGCGAAGCCCTGTGCTTCCGCAGTTTTTGCAAATAAAAACATAATCATCATTCTTCATAATATCATCCAATCTTAATTAGAATTCAATTAAAGCACTTATAGCATCTATGTCAACAGCAAGTGTTGTTGGATTTACACAAGCCATTGTCAATTTAAATTCTACTGGTCTTATTGGACTTATCACCACAATACCGAAGCTGATTGCGGGTGTTGTTTCTTTAACGGCTACGTTCGGTGCATCACAAGTTGCGGCACTTGGATTAAATGGCGTTCTAGAACTATTAAACATTAATCCAGTTATGCTTGCGCTTTCTGCCGCGACAATTGCGATTGGCGGAATTGTTTATGCTTCTAAAAAGGCCGCAGAAGATGCACAACAGCGCATTGATGATATCACAACCAAAATCACCGACCTCAACGACAAACTATCCACTCTTAATGGAGAGTATGATAGTTTACTCCAAAAGGTTAAAGATGGCTCCGCTACTGAAGCTGAAAAAGAGCGTCTGCAACTTCTTAATGATCAAATTGAGGCAACCAAAGAGTTAATTAAACAGCAAACAAAGCTAAAATATCAGGAAACGTTTGGTCAAACCACATCATATGAGACTGACGAATACGGCGGCGTAGTTCCTGTTAAGTCAAATAGCAAGACCCAAACTGATATCGAAAAGACAATAGCCGAAGCAAGCAAACTTAGCGATATTGCTGGCAAGACATCTGATGCAATGGATAAAAATCATACAGATATGGCTACGTATGTTGGAGATATGCAGTCCTATATATCTGATATGGAGCAGTATGAGGGTCAAGGGTTGCTCACTACTCAGCAGCAATCAGACCTTGACACAATGCGTCGGATGATATCCGAGTATGGTGAATATGATGATGCTGTAAACGTTGCAAAACGAGCGTTATCTTCATATGTTACAGAGCAAGAAGCCCAAGGCAATACTCTAAGTGAGATTTCCAGAAGTAATGCGTACAAACTACTGATATCTGACCTTAACGAAGCTACTAAGGCAGAAAATGAGAATGCAGATGCGTCCGAGGAAGTTGCGTCTTCGTTCGATGATTTAATGGACAGTGCTTCGTCTCTGGTTGACAAGTACGACGCTCTCACCAAGGCGCAAGAAGAATACAAAGACAATGGCTCCATGAGCGTCGAAACTCTTTCTGCTCTTGCGGACAAGTATGGCGAAGTTGGTAAAGAGCAAACCGGACTATATTTGGCCGGCATGGTCAGCGCAACCGAACTATTTAATAATTTACAAGCGTCATATAGTTCTGATGTTACTTCTTATCGAGACTCTGTTGCTGATAAACTAGCAAACAGCACAGAGTTTTATAATAATCTTCTGGATGGTCAATCTAAAGTTGTAAATGATCTTGCAAAATCCTACAACATTGATTTGCAGAACGTCAAGACTATTGAGCAACTTAAAGAAAAGATTCGTACTGAAGCTCTCTCCAATTTTGCAAAGAATTATGCCAAAACATTAACGGGAATGACCGTTACAGAGCAGTCGTTGCTTGTTTTTGCTTATGAAGACAATGACCCGGTGAGAGCAAAGGCGGCAAAAGCAACTCTAGCGTCTATGAAGTCTGCCGCCGCACAGCTAAATTCTATCACATTTAATGCAACTTCCTTCAATCCGAAAAGTCTTTCTTCTAGTACAAAGAATAAAGATTCCAATAAGAACGAAACTGAACTCTACATTTCCGATATTGATAAACTTGCTGGTGCGGAGCAACGCCTTAAAAACATTCAAGATGAATTAAGTAGTCAAAATATCTTTGACGGTTTAGCCTCTAATTATGCTGAGAATATTGCAAATATTCAAAAAGAAATTTCTCTGTATAAGCAAGAACAAATTGCAATTGCGGATCTGAATGCAGAGCGCACAAAGCAAATTCGCCAAAATATCTCGAAACTTGAATCTCAAGGGTTCTCTGTTGCGTATAATGCTTCCGCCAATAGGCTTGCGATTACCAATATGGAGCATATCAACAACCTCAAAGGAAAAGACGTTGAAAAGACGAATGAAATTCGTAAGGCGGCAGAAGAGTTAATTGACACAACTCAAACTCTTAATGACGATAATATCAAAGGAACTCAAGATTGGTATTCTTCTCTGAAGTCAATTAAAGATGAGTATAAAGAATTGCAGTCAACGGTTTCAAACACTGTTGAAAAATCATTCGACAAAATCTCGGATTTGCTTAACGAAGAAAAAGAAGCCTACGAAAAGCAAAAGTCTAACCTTGAATCTGTAGCGTCCACTGTTACCTCTTATATTAACGACTATATCAGCGGATTGCAAGAGCAAAATGATGAACTTGATAAACAAATTTCGTTACAAGAGAAACTTGAAGCTCTTGACAAGGCAAAAACGCAACGCAATAAGAGAATTTTTAAGCAGGGCGAGGGCTTCGTTTGGACTGCTGATGAAAGTGCTGTAAACTCCGCTCAGGAAGACTACGATTCTGCGAAGCGTGAATATGACCTTGACGCTAGAATTAAAGAACTTCAAGATTATGCTGATGCGTGGGAAAATGCCACAAATGCCTATCAAAATGCAATAGACGAAAATCTAGCGTCCACGATTCTTGGGACAAATTGGCGTTCCGATGCGCTCAACATGGACTACGATAGCATTTATGGATTCCAGCGGCAGTATGGTGATGTGCTTGGAGAGCTGGATGAAGATGTTTATGGTTCTGTTGCTTACCAAATTAAGAATCTTGAAGACTTGCAAAAAAAATGGGACGACTCCGTTGATGCTGCAAACGACACTAGCACTGATTATCAGTCCGTTCTTGACTTGGTTAGTACGTACGAATCTAGTAGCTATTCCACTCGCTTATCTGCCCTGTCTGATTTTGTATCTTCTGCTATTTCTAAATATCAGGAATTGGCGAATGCTGCTACTGCAAGTGCAAATGCGACTACAACAGTAAAATCTACCGTGACTTCTTCTGGTGGTAGTGGTGGTGGACATAGTGGCGGAATTAGTGTTGATGATATTCTTAATGGTGTAGGCGGACTTGGATTCAAGGACGGGTACAACCCTTATGGAGGAGACAGTGATAGTGGAAGTTCTTCCAGTTCTGGTAGTAGTAGCTCCGGGAGTAGTTCTAGCGGTAGTTCTGGTGGAGATGGCTTTGGTGGATATGGCGATCCTTCTGATTTTGTTACAAACTGGGACGATATAAATGGATACTCCAATGGAGGAGTCGCTGATTATACCGGTGTTGCTATGCTTCACGGTGCTCAAGCGGCAGAGATGATATTAAACAATACAGATGTATCGAAGCTCTATGATTATATTCATTCTGGGGATGTTCTTGCTCAGAGTGCAGCGAATATGCTTGTTTCTAGCAGATTGCCTATTGGAAACACAGGTGTTTCTAACTTAGGACAGGCACAAAGTCTCAGTATTGGAGACATAAATGTTTATGGAGTTAGCGATGTTGATGGATTAGTAAGTGCAATTAAGAATGAGTTTCCAGCCAAAATGATGCAGTCATTTTATAAAAAGAGGTGATTTTATACATGAGTAAGTTTTCAGAAATGATAGCGGAGATGTCTGATGAAATACATAAATACATTCGAAAATGTATAGATTCCGCTTCTTTTGATAAGAACAAAAGTGCTAGAATTACTCAAGTGTTGGATAATAATGAATATGTTGTGACTATGAGCGATGGTGCGGTGAGAACTGTGCCATCGCTCTCGTCCGACTCATTTAATGTAAACGACGTGGTTCGTGTCACTGTTGCTCAAAATGATAGTAAAAATTCTTATATTATAGGCAAACCAAATATTCCAAAAGGATCTTCGGGCGGCGGTGTCGTAGATTCTGTAAACGGACAAACGGGGGCTGTCGTTCTTGATGCAGATGATATTAGCGATGCAAGTACAGGAAACAAATTTGTAACGGCTTCGGATAAGACAAAACTCGGCAATTTATCCGGCGTAAACACGGGAGATCAAGACTTATATAGCGTTGGTGGAAGTAATCGCAATTTACTTGAAAACTGGGATTTTCGCGATCCAGTAAATCAACGTGGTGTGACATCTTGGTCTAGTGGCTATGGTCTTGATAGGTGGTTATTTGCTGGTGGAGGTTCTATTTTAGTAAACAGTGGAAGTGTCAGTTTAAACAATGCGGTGTTGACTCAGTTTTTTGAAGTTGGATGGTTAAAGGCTGCGACATACACGGTATCCGTTTTTGCCGACAACATATATGGAAATGCTACTGTTGGTTTTTATGGAGGCGCAAATTATTCAAGTGGGGGTTGGATTTCTGATGGGAACGGATTATTTCATGTAACAATAACAGTTACATCAAACGATAGTACATATAGAGGATTTATATATATTGGAAGCACGGCTACAAATATCACAAAGGTTAAGCTGGAACTCGGCTCCGTTTCCACTCTTGCCAACGATCCTCCTGCCGATTACGGAGAAGAATTACGGAAGTGCCAAAGATATTATTATGATAGTTCTTACAATAACTCCGATTTAGGTGGGTCTTTTGTGTCAAAAGAATTCTTTAATTCAGATCATATGTTTTGTAATGTAAGGTTCCCCGTGCAAATGCGCATTGTTCCATCTGTGATTATCAAAAGTGCCAAAGGCACACTTAATGCCGTTAGTTATTGGGCAAGTGCTCAAGATGCAATAACATCTTGTATCGCAAATAGTGCAACAATAGGATGTAGCGGATTTAATGGGGTTTCATCCTCTGGGTTATTTGATACTAATTCAGTATATGCATTTCATGTAATTGCGATTGCTGATTTATAATTTTAAATAAAATAGACGTTTGGTGGTGATTTATTATTGCAACAGTATACGTAAAAACAATATCTGCGTTTGATGCAACAGCAAGTTACGTTGTTACATTTGGGTATTCTGGAAACCAGTGCATTAAAAATAGAATCGTGGTTTATAACAGTTCTACGGCGGCTGTTGTATACGACAATACAGTAACATCATATTCTTTGACGCACACAATTCCAGCGGCAACTTTATCTAATGGAACCTCTTATTATTGCACCATCACGGCCTATTATATGGATGGTGGAACAGAAAAAAGTGTTTTAAGTAGTTCGTCAAATGTCTGGAAATGCCTCTCTGCTGCTACATGGTCTATAAATGGAATTAGTGATGGAACGGTTATTGGTAATTCATATTATACATTTACAATGAACTATTCGCAAGATCAAAGTGAAGCAATAAATGAATATTATATTGTTTTGTATAATCAGTCTGGAACAGTTTATTGGAATAGTGGAGCGTTGTATAGCTCCTCTACAGAATCGACTGTCACTGGGTTGCCAAATAACACCGTTTTGTACGCCCGTGCTTATGGCACTACTGTCAATGGACTTTCATTAGATACTGGCAAATTGCTTGTAACAATAGATTATGAAGTTCCTAATATATACTCGGTTGCATATCTGGAAAATGATAAATGGCATGGATGGGTGAAGGTTACTACTAATATATTAGATGTAGAAGGAACTGGTGTTGGTACATATAATTTTATTGACAGTAAGTACATAAATTTAACTGCCTCTGGATCTAGTGTGGCATTTTCAGAAAACTTTAATTTAAATGGAGATTTTATAGTAGAAGCTAAAGGATATAGTGTGTCTGCAAATAAATCTGTAATTACAATGAGCGGAACCAATTTGTCAATTGTTGTTACATTTAGAAGTGGGACATTTACTGGAGGTACACTTTTCTTTTCTGAACTTAAAGAAGCAAATTCTGGATATGTTTTGTATAGTAATATGATTGCGACTCCGTCTTCTTCTGATTTTATTCATTTATGGATTCAGAGAAAAGACGGAATGTATAATTTTACAATTGCCAATATGGGGGTGGGTGCGTGATATTTCTAGGATATGCTTTCGCTGGGGGAACCTACTCTCTTGACCACACTCCGGTTGCTCAAAACGATATTACGACCATTTCAATACAGAGTGGCATATATGATTGCTTATATGCGACAGTGGCTGATTTGTCGTATTCTACAGACACTCCTGCTGATTGGGATTTTAATACTAGATTATATGCGAAGTTTAATGGAAACTTGTTTGGTGGGAATATTGAATTTGCAGCTTCAGAAATAAGTTCTCTCAGATTGAAGAGAAGAAAATACGGGATATCCGAGTGGACTACTATTTATGAGCAAACAATAAATTCAAGCCCAGATTTATCTATATTATACTACGATAGAACAGCAAGAGCAAATATAAAGTATGAATACACAATAGTCCCCGTCATTGGGCAAGTAGAGGGAGCGTTTTTTGCAAGCGAGATAACTACGTCGTACCAAGGATTATTTATTACAGACGGCGAAACAACTTTCGGAACTGAACTTGATGTAATTATTAACGAAAAAAGATCCAATCCTAGAAGTATTGTTACTACAATTAACAGAAAGTATCCATATGTTATTTCAAATGGAAGTAATAATTATAGTTCTGGAACAATTTCTGCACAATGGCTAGAGTATGATTCGGAAACAGATGATTGGGATGTTGAACACGGATATGAGTTCCTGTCCGACTTCAAAGATTTTTTAAACAATAACTCTCCAAAACTGATTAAATTTCAAGATGGCAGAATGTGGCTTGCTGAGATTAGTTCTACTGATGTTTCTGATAGCGAAGACGACGCTCATTTGCAAGTGCATACCTCATTTGATTTTACTGAAATCGGAGATTGTGACAGTGGGAGTGACTTGTACGATAATGGCATAATTGATGCGGAACAGTGAGTAGGTGATTAAATGGCTTATATTCCGCAAGAATCTGACTTGAAACTATTAAAACAATCTGATAGAAGAGTATATTCTAAAATCGAGTTATTAAGTAAGTCAACATTTAAGGTATTAGAACAACTTGAAAGTGAATTGCTAGATGATGATTATTCAATAGACGCTGACTCAGACATTAGAACTACGTATAATCTTAGACTTTTTATCAAAAATAGCACATTTACAATTAGCAGTAGTAATAAAATTTGGATTGACAAATACATTAAACTTTATATTGGATTATATAACATAAGGCTGAAAGATATTGTTTATTATCCAGTAGGAGTATTCTCTTTTAGTTCCGCAAATTATTCTTATGATTCAACCACAAAAGAACTTTCGTTGTCGTGCGTTGATATGATGTCTGAACTTACGGGTGATTTAAACGGTAAGGTATCTGGACTTTTAACTAAGATTCCAGCAGAGAGCGATATTAGAGCGTCTATTATAAGCGCGATAACTCAACTTGGTAAAATATCAAAATATAGAGTAGATGATATTGGCAAGGCAGTTCCATATGACTTAGAGTTTAACACTGGAGCAACCGTTTTTGATGTTGTTAAAGAATTACGAGACTTATATCCGGGATGGGAAACATTCTTCGACGACGATACATTTGTGTATCAAAAATATCCAACGTGCGAATCAGACCCCGTTGTACTAGACTCTGGGTTGATGTCGGAACTTGTAATTTCAGAAAATACGAGCATAGATTTTTCTCAAATAAAAAATGTGATTGAGTTGTGGGGAAAGTGTTTAGACGCAGATTATTACACTCAGACTGTTTCATATAGCATTGCGAAGTACACCGGAACTTATAGTGGAGTTAGCGCACTTGCAAACGGAAAAACATTCGGGTTTCTTGCTCCTAGCACAAATACAGGAGATGATTATTTCCAAGTCAACAATCTAACATCATATCAAATATTTGGAGAAAATAACACAGCTTTATCTGCTGGGAAAATTCAGAGTGGGCACGCCTACGTTGTAAAATACGTAGTGTCTGGTTCCTCTGGATATTTTTATTTTTGTGGAGAATATCAGATTTCTTCCGTTGCGATTCTTGTTTCTGCGGAGCCTGATAGTGCAACAAAGGCGACTGATTTTGCTAATAACCCGACTCGGAATATTTCTTATGTAGTACGTCCTACCAGTCCGTTTTGCAGAGACTTGGACGGAGTTGGAGAAATTCGTGAAATTCTTTCTAGCGGAGAATATGAGAATATCTATTCTGAAGATTTGGCAACACAGAGGGCGGAGTATGAACTTTGGAAAGCAACGGATTTGCTTGATACGATTACTCTGAATATGATTGAAATTCCTTGGCTCGGAGTGAATCAAAAGATTGAATATACGTCTAATGTTACTGGTGTGACTGATACGTATATAGTTAAGAAAAAGAGTGGTTCTAGCACAGGTGGAACCATGACAATCACTTGTCAGAAATTCCAGCCTTTATACCCGTGGACAGCATAAAATGCCTGTTTGGTATTAACTTTTAAAAGCCGTAGCGACGTATTCCGTCGCTACGGCTTTACTATAGGATGGTGAGAAATATTTGAGTACAACATACACGGATTTAACTGAAAGCAACTACCCAGACGCAATTGATATAATGACTAGAATGTCTGACGCATCTTATGCTTATAAGGCTTTAATTAGTCAATATT